TCTTCTTGTATCGAAGGGTCTTGTAAATAAATGTCAATTGTACTTGATAAACTTTGAAATGATTTTTTCTTTTCATTTGTATATGGATCAACATATTCTTCATCAAAAAAATTATTAAATTGATAATTATAAGAATCAGCAAAAATCTGTGAATAGGTTTGAAATCTTTTTTGAATACCTGCTAAAAAACCAGCTCTGTTTGGTTTGTCAATAAAAGACTCTCTTAATGAATCAAGAGTTAAAAGAGCTCTATCTGTTACATCAAGACCTCCTTTGATATCTAAAAAACTAGAACCATTTTGTCCAACGCCTGATTGATCTGGAGTACCTGTAATAGTTGTTTTGACTTCTATAATACCTTCAGGATTTGCAATTAATTCCATAACAGGTAGTCCGTCATTTCCTATCTGATTAGTGGGTTTGTAATATTGAGGAGCAGACAATATACCATCTTCTCCGATTGATTGTACAACAAACGCGTCAAACGGGTCACTAAGTTCTCCTTCTAAATCTTTTTGTCTTATTTGAACTCTTTTTGGTTTAACACCATCTAATTGATAATCTTGAAATTTTCCTGTAGCAGCTTTCATTTGATCTGTGTACAAAGTCATTTTAGCTTTGTCAGCGGCTATTGCTGCATCATAATCTTTACCAGCAACTGAAGTTAATAAAGTTCTATTAGCATCAAAAACACCTTTTCTGTCTAATATGTTTTTAGCGTCTTGTTGTAGTTTAAGAGATATTTTTGCTTGAGCGTTAGTTTTCTGTTCTTTTTTTTGAGCAGCTTTTATTTGTGAAAGATTTTGAGTTAGTCCTTGAGCAGCGCCTGCTAAAGAAGCTCCTATTTTACCACCTGCTGTAGGATTTAATAAACCAAAACCAAATTGTGAAAGAGCTAATAATCTCTCATCTTTGTAACTAGAATCTTTATATAAATTATCTATTTGTTTATCAGATAAAGTTGGTGTGCCATATTTTGCAAGATAAGATTCTTCATCTAATAGAAAAGGTAAAAAAGCGTTAGCTGCACTAGGATTAGATAATACTGGAGCTGTTGGAAATAAATCACCAGGAAGTACTTGAGGAAAAGATGTATTCCCAGGAGTTATTTGAGGAGTAGAAACAGTTAAATTGTTATTACTACCTACAAGACTTCCTTCAATAGCAGGCATTTGTGTAAAAATATCTTCATCTTCCATTATACTGTTGTTCCTTGGTTTAATAAACCATAAGCACCTAAGCCCATACCAATTCCTCCAAGAGTAGGGTTAGTATAAGGCATTGGTTTTTGTGTTAATGTTTGTGATACTGAAGGTACACCTGCTAGTGTATCACCAAAGTAACTGACTCTTCCAAAAGGTTCTGCTTTTTGAGCTTCTGCAAATCTAAATTGTTCATTGAAGCCTTGTTGTTCTTGACTTTGTTGTTGTTGTCCAAACTGGAATAAACTTCCTAAACCTTGTGTGTCCATGTTTGCTTTTTGTGTACCAAAATTTGCAAATAAAGGAGCTGCTTGTAGCTGTCTTCCTTGATTAGATTCATAAGTAGTTATAGCTTTGTTTTGCGCTTGTTCAAAATTTTGTGCTAAGTCTTGAAAAATTCTTCTAGATTTAATGTCTTGTAAATTATTTTCTAATTCACCCCTAGCTATTTCATAACGAGATCCTCCAAAAACATCACCTCTTGTAGCATCACCAGCAAGTCTATTTCTTGCTTCCTGAGCTTGGTCATCCATTTGTTTTAAAGCTTCAGATGTTACATCTGCTTGATACTGATTAAAAAATTGATTGTAGTTACTAGAGCTTGGATCGTATTGTTGTGTGGCTTGACCTAAACTAGCTAGCCCTGATGCGAATTGAGGATCATATTGTGCACCTGCTCCTGTTGGTAAACCAGTGTTAGGATCTATACCATAAAGATTAGATACTCCAGATATAGCTCCTGTTTGTAATGGTTTAAAACCTGCAATGCCTTGTTGATTAACTGCTGTAGGATTTTGTGTTAAATCATAAGCATTTTGTAATTGTCTTCTTCTAAAATCTTCTAAATAAGGTGCTTCTCTTTGTATTTGTGTATATTCTTCAGGCATTATCCTCTTCCAATTCCTTTAGATGATTCAGGATCTACTTTGTTCATAACTTTATACAAAGCGTTAGGGCCTCCTAATTTGTCTACTGCTTTTGCAGTGAAAACAAATTCACCATTACTTAACATAGCTGGAATCTTATCATCTTTTGGACCACCTGGTCCTTTTATATCTCCAAATTTTCTAGGAAAGTATTGAGCAATACCTGGATTGTCTCCTGCAGTCATACCACCGTCATTAAAATTACGAGGTTGTATGTCACCTCCTAAAGTACCTTTGATTCTTGTCATTTTATCAAAAGGATTGCCTCCCATATTTAATTTAGCTATTCCACCAGAGGCTCTGTTAATTATATTACCTTCACCATCTGTTTCATAATTTTTGTATGTATTGTTGACAGCGTCATAAAAATCATAAGCAACACCTGTTGAAGGATCTATTGCTGTTCCGCGAATATTGTCTTCTATTCTATTTGATCGTCCCCCGAATTGACCACCATATTTTTCATCAGTTGAACTTCTGTAAGCGTTCATATCTACGGGTGGGTCTATATCGTCTTCTAAAGCATTTTTGGTTATTAAACTAAGTATAGTAGGAAGAGCTGCTTTACCTAAATTACTTCCAGCGGCTGTGTTACCCATTTTTAATAGGTCCATAATACCACCACCTAAACTTTGAGCACCACCTAAAAGGCCACTGCCTTGTACAGCTGGAGTTGTATATCCAGCAGATCCTGTTGCTGCTTGTGCAAAATTGCCTAGTACATTATTATTACCTAATAAAGTTCCTAAACCAAAATTTCTAGTTGCGTCTGAGCCTAGTCCAAAAGCTTTGCCTCCAAAGCCTCCTGCACCGCCCATTAGCATAGCTTTTAATGGATCGTCTTTAGCAAGAGCACCAATACCCGCTCCTATAAATGGATTACCTGTTAAGGCACCAATAATAGGCGCAGCATCTCCTGCCATATTTCTTAATTTTCTAAATATTTTTTTAAACATAATATCCTTTGCAACTTATGACTTGTTTCGTGAGCAAGGAGGTTAGTCTTGTTTAAACCTTTTTTATGGTGTGAGTATAAGTGTTTTTATGCTATAGTGCAAATAGAAATTAGTCATGAAAATAGACATAAAGAAAGTACCGATGGTCCGTGTAACGTGGTTAGATGCTCGTGATACTGAAACAGGCTGGCTGTCAGCACAGGAAATAGTTAATGCTCCGTTGGCCGTGTGCCAAGAAGTGGGGTGGATGGTAGTAAAAAACCAAGAGAAAATAGTTATTATGCGTTCTTGGTGTATAGATAAAGACGACAACCATGGAGGTGGAGCTGTCGCCATTCCAAGAGGTTGGGTAACAAAGATAGAATATTTAGGAGTACAATATGCAGAAAGAAGTAAGAATTAATAGTTTATTTGGTGAAACTATTTACCACACGAATATAAAAAATAACCAAAAGATTAATAATAAAATTACACCTCACATTGAAAGCTTTGTCAAAGCTAGTCCGGGTAGCACGGCAGCTACTACAGATGTTAAAGGTAATACATTGTTTACAGATGTAGAAACAGCTAAGGATAATCTCCATATAGATAATAAATACAAAGATTTATTTAAAGAAATAACAAATCATGTGACTGATTTTTTAAAAACAAAAGGATATAATCAAGATAAATTTGATGCCCATATAACTAAAGCGTGGGCCACTTACACTATAAAAGATCAGCACATAGCTAGTCACAAACACACAGCTAGTCATTTTAGTATGGTGTATTATGTTCGTAATGATGAAATGGGTAACATACAATTTGAAAAAGAACTTGCAGCCCAGACTGGTTTGTTTATTCCTCCGACCCAGGATTATATAACTGATTGGAATCAGTTTAATTTTGCTAGCTATGTTATTCCTGTTAAGACAGGAGACTTTTTAATTTTTCCTAGTGGCTTACTTCATTACACACAGACTAACACTAAAGACATTCCAAGAATAAGTATTAGTGGAGATATCTTGCTTACTATGAAAGAAAATATTAAAACTGAGCACTGTATTCCTCACCCTTCGGGTTGGAAAACAATATAAAATAAAAGTCAAGCAAACAATTTTAAAAATATTCTTGATCTTTAAATGGTATCTGTTTAGATTAGCTCTTACCCAAAAAAATTAGAATTAGGAGATTTAACATGGAAATGTCAATGAAAGACGTATTAAAAGCTGTTGCTAATTTAGCAGATAAAGTAGGAAGATATCACGAAAGACTACTGGTTATTGAAAGAGAAAAAGAACGTTTAGAAAAAGATTTTCAAGAGCACTTATCGGGTTGTAAGTGTAAAGATTCTAATACCGATAAATAAATTATTCGTCTTCGTTTTTACCAAAAACATCAGGTAGTTTAACTACTTTAAGTAATACATTTGTTTGAATATCTTCTTTTATAGTAGGGGTGTTTGGATCTGCTACATCATTATCAGCGTGTAGCTCTGAGTCATATTCAATTCCTGTTTTTAAGTTTTTTACTTCCATATGTACTTCAGGATTAATAATAGGAACCTGTTCCCCGTTAATTGTTTCATATCCTACAATCTTGCTTTCTTGTACTTTTTTCATTTTATGTTATCTCCATTAAACTTATTAAAATAGTTGTGCTACTACCGGTAATATCTATCTTATCTTCTTGTTCTAATACAATAGGTTGAGTTAAAATCTCCTGTTCCGTTTCTGCAGCAAGAGAACCTAAAAATAAATTAATTGATAAATTTGTATTACTAGCATCAACCATCACTACTTTTGTAGTAATAGCAGATCCAGTAGGATTAGAAATTCTTATACTTTTAACTAAAGCGGTAGTGGGTAAAACAGGAGGAACTGCACCTGAATCAGCCGTAGGTACTGTATAAACAGAAACAAGCGATCCCGTACCTGTTTTAGAAAAACTTCTAAAGAAATCAGCCAAGAAACCACGTCCTTGCTGTTGTTTCGTCTTTAATTTCTTCTTGAAAACCAAAGTTTAATTGTTGTGTTATTTGTTCTAATAAACGAATTAAAATATCAAATTGTAGTGCTTGGTATTCAGGGGTTGCTTGAGGAAATCTAGTTGTTGTTATTTTAGCCATTATCTACCTCCATCGGGTTGCACATCTAATCGTAAAGTTCCGTATCTCCAATTGTCTCCTGCTTGATCACTTTCAACACGAATATTTGCTTGTCTACCTCTTCCACGTAAATCAAATTTTTCTGTTGTGGGTAAAATAGTTTGTAATGAAGTGGCAGAAGTAGTGGAACTTGGATAAGATTTAAAAGTTAGTTTCATGTCTACAGAACCAGTTAAGTTCTTAAAGTTTGGAATACCCCTTCCTATATGTAAAAAAGGTTGACCGTCTGCAATATCAAAATCTCCTGATTCAATAAAAGCAAAAATTCCGTTAACATTATCATCTGTCCCTGTTTCTTGTTGAAATAAACTACTAGCTCCTGGTGTAACACCTAAAGCCGCTGGAGTTGTTCCAGTAGCAGAAGTTACGTAATCAGTAGCATAAGGTTTACTATATACACCATAATCCTGCCAAGTAGTTCTAGCTAAACTTCCCGTGGACCAACAATTTTCTAAATAATTGTAAGTAACAAATCTATCTATTTGCACAGCATTATTTGATGTATAGAACCAAGTAACTTCGTTAAATTCTGAATTAACCGCTGCAAAAGTTTCAGGTTGATTTGTAATACTAAAATCTTCAAAGACATAGTCTTGAACCGAACAAGGCATTTTTGAAATAGCACCATCAAACTTATAAAAAGAATTTTGTGACATCCAAAAAGCAGTTCCATTAACATCTACAGCACAGTGTAGTGATACTGCTCCACAGTTTGCTCCAATTTGAGTTAAGTTAAATGTAAAAGGAGCTCCTACAAATTGTAGTGCATTTAAAGAAGTATCTGTCCAAACTAAAACAGAGTTACGTGAACGCACAGCTGTAACAATTTTAGATCCATCTTGGATACGAAAAGAACCTGCACTATTAGCGGCACTAGGAACCCAGTCAGTAAAACTTTCTTGAGAAGAGAATCTTAAAAATAAATCATCCTGGCTTGAACCTGAACCAATTAATGTTTCAGTTCCAAATAAAAATGTATGTCGATCAGGCATAGAAACTAAATTAAATCTTGAAACTGCAGGTGCAGTTGAAACAACAGCTGCGGCTGTTCCAGTTCCAGCAGAAGTGTCCCATCTAAAAGTCTTACCATTATTTACTGTTGCTAATAAATCTTCACCAAAATTATCAAAAGACCAGTTTCTGCCTTCTATGGTAACATTTGAACTTGATCTTGGTGTACCCCAGGCTTCTTTACCCCATTGATAAGTACCCCAACCATAACCATATTGAGACACTGCTGTACCTACAGCAATTTGATATACTGCCGTAACGTTACCACCAACTGATCCTGTAGCACTAGCCAGGGTAAGTGTCCCTGAAGAATTTTTGTAGGTAACAGTATAACTATTGTTATTTATAACAGTAGTTACTTCAAATTCTGCGTTCATTTCTAAATTGTTAACAACGTTAGTTGCTGATCCATTAGAAAATTTCACAAAATCCCCTACAGTAGCACCGTGACCATTATCTGTTACAGTAACTGTAGCACTATTGTTTACGGTTGCAAAAGGATTGGTTAAAGCTCCACTTGTTCTTCGAACAGGAGTCACATCATAAGCTAAACCTTCTGTGTACACATAAAGTTTTCTATCTGTTCCGATGGCCGTGTATCTAACTCCATCTAGGGAAGTCCATGCATGCATATCTCTTGCTACACCTATAAGAGTGTCGTTAATTAAATAAATCCAACCACCTATTTTTTCTGGTAAACCGTATCTAAATCTTACAAAATCAGAATCAGTCCAACGACCTGCTGCTCCATATTCTGTATCTTGTTTGTCAATTCCTGGTGCAAATGATATTTTTGTTAATGGCATTAAGTTGTCCTCAAAAATCTATAATTAACTTCACCAGCTCCACCTACAGATCCTGATGTTCCAGATCCATAATTTTCTGCACCACCTCCGGCTCCACCACCACCTCTAGTTCCTGCTGTTGCGGCTGTATTAACAAGTCCACCTACTCCAGCTGTTCCAGCTAATCCATTATAAGAAGCTGCTCCTACGCTACCATTAATTTGACAGTTATCGCCACCACAGTTTCCGTTGTTACCACCTGTAACTCCTGATCCATTAGAATTAAAAGTTCCAATAGGGCCTGAAGAAAAAGATGAGTCTGATTGAGTAAGTCCGTCTACGGTAGTAAAACTTGTTAAAGGGGTTGCTGTAATAGTTGCTGAACCACCTGTTCCTGCTGTGTTAGATCTCAAAGGTCCTTGCACACCACCACCTGATACAGAAGATGGACCGCCACCCGCTAATGAGAAAAAATCACCTGTTGTAGATCCTGATATAACTGTTGCTACTCCAGCTCCCGCTGTTCCGCTATAACTCCCTGTTCCAGCACTTCCTCCATTACCTGTTGTAATTGTTAAATTTTCACCACCAGTAACAGAAAATACTACATCCGAAACATAAGCTCCTGAGCCACCACCAGGTCCTGATGATTCACCACCCGCTTTATCGTAAGCAGTACCAACATAACCACCACCACCCGATCCTACACCATATTGAATATGAATAGCGTTAGCATTAGCTGGAACAGCTAATGTTCCTGTTGTTGTTTGAAAAGCTGTAGTATCAAATAAAGTAAAAGCTGTACGCCATGTACCACCATCTTTAATATAAACATTATTTATTGTTTTATTTGTAAATGAAGTTCCGTCTTGCACATAAACTTGTGCTCCTGCTTCTGAGCTTATTTCTCTCCATGTACCACTGTCTTTAACATAAATTGCCATGCATTTTTAACTGTACTTATACCAGATGTCTCCATCAGATCCACCACTAGGTGCTGAGGTACTTATTGTTCTTGTTCCGTTAGCGTTTGTTCCTGCTGTTGCAGAAATAAAAGCTTGGACATCACTACCAATAGCTAATCCTAAATTAGTTCTACTTGTTCCAGCATCAGCTACATCACTTAGATTGTTTGCTGTTTCTACAACACCCGTTAACTGAGTACCTGAAAAATTATATTTTAATTGTTGATATGTTGCCATCTTATTTCTCCATTAGTTTCCAACCATAGGTGCTACCTGAATAAACTAATGCAAAACTCGCTCCTTCGGTTGCTACTGTAAGATTTTGCACTGAACCATCAATTTTTAAACTGTTAGAGTCAACAGTTAAATTGTTATTATCAAAAGAATTTGCTACGTCTAAAAATCTAACTTCATCTCCTACAGTTGGGGATGCTGGTAGAGTTACGGTTACGGGTGCACTTGCTGTATTAATAAATAACTTATCACCTGGAAAAGCAGTTCGGGCAGAAGTAATTGTTGTCCAAGTTCCGCCTGTTGTTTCTAGATTAAACCAGTTTGTCCCGTCTGTTGCTAAAAAAGCTGTTGTGTCTGGTTGAATTGTAAATGTATTTCCTGAAGAACCTAGTCTACAAGTAATTGTGTATGTGGTATTTGAATTTTTTAAAAAATAAGTTTTTTGAGCTGAAATACCTGAAGCAAATTGAACAATAAAATTGGAACCTTGTCCTGAAAATATAATCGCTGCTTGTCTATTTTCATTACCTGATTGAGCTTGTGGGCCGTTTGCAATAGTAAGGGTATATGGAGAACTAGCTGCTGATAAGTTTTTAGAATAAACACCGGCTATTGATTGTTCAATTGATTGAGCAAAATTGTTGTTTGTCGTGGTTCCCCAAGCATTAGCCTGGTCGCCTACTCCTATTAATTCTATTTGTAATCTATCTGAATATGTTGACATTATTTACCTTATGCTGCATCTATCCATGTATTTGTAACAGAATCATCGACCTTAGTCCATGTATTTGTTGTACTGTCATCTACAAGTTGCCAAGCTGTAGTTGCCATTATACCTAAAGTTAACGACATTGGAAGTCCTTGTGGTATAACTACACTAGATGTAAGAATAACAGGGGTACCTAAACCACTAGAAATAGTATTACCTAAAGGTAATACGTTTGCTCCCGCTGTTACAATTTCAGCCCCTAGAGTTAATGTTAATGGTAATCCTGTAACTACGACTGTAGGATTTTGGATAGCCTCTACTACGACTGTTCCTGTTTCTGATTCAAGCTCTTGCCCTGCTACAATTGCTACTTTACTTACATTTACAGTAGATGTTCCGTTAACCACGGTCATTGGTTGACCTGTTACTTCAACAAAAGCCGACCCTGAAACTACCGCAGTTCCTAATACAAAATCCATATCAGGTTCTTCAGATGCATCAATAGATACCTGACCTCCTGCTGTTACAGCAAAAGTTCCTATTGTAGCATTTAGATCTTCACCCGTTACTTGGATAGCATTAGGTTGGCTTTTAATACTAACAGTTCCAACAGAACTAGATACTTGTTGACCGACAACTAAAATTTCAGCGGTATCTACATCACTTGAAAAAGGGGAGGCAGCAAAAGCATTAAAACCAAATAACATGTATGGCTATCCTTTAAGCAAGACTCCCACTTGAAGTAAATAAATGATAAGTATATCCACCTACTTCTGTAATAGTACCACCTGTAAAAACTGTACTACCAGAGTATCTAAATATTACAGCACCACCAGCACCTGTACCA